CGTAGCTCTTGCCGCTGAAAGTGGAGTGTTCTGCACCATGCCTCAAGCTGTGGCCCTTGGCCGCGCCATCCTCACCGCCAAGCCAGCTGGAGAATCAGCATGAGCGCCAGCACCGCGATTAAGACGTGGAAAGACCGCATGGCAGATCGCTTCGGCGTAACATTGGTGGCTGGAATGGGCGAGAAGGTCGAATCTATTTCAGGTGAGTACAAGAACGCCGAAATCGCCGAGCTGCGGACAGCATTGGAAGCGGCAGAGCAGAAGCTGGCGCAGCCGGATATCTGGTGCGATGCGGCGCTTGCGGCCGTAGAAAAGATTCGCCCAGTAACTTGGACTATAAACCGTGCTGATTTCGTTGATGGGCCAGACTATAAAGGAACTGAGGCAGAACACTGGAGCGTAAGCGTAGAAGATCATCCCGATGGAATGTTCCTGTACAGGCATGAAGTAATAGCAGTTCTTAAAGGCGGCGAAGCGCGGCCACTGCCAGTGGGATAAGCCATGAAGAAGACAATGATTTCCGTCGAGGTAAATCTTACGTTGCCAAAACTACGAAGGATATTTGTGCATGTGCTTAAGCCACTTCCAGGCGGCGGATTCGACTCTTACTGTGGACCGCCTCCTGACCTTCGGGTAAGTGTGGCTGACGCAATTGCAGCAGCGAAGCCGCCCAGCAGCCTCGCCAAGCAGATTGCAGACGCGCAGGCCGAGTACGATAGCTGGTCGCCCGAGAAGCGCGCCAGCGTGCGGCTGGAAGGCTCCAGCGACTTGCGGCCAAAGAATTGATATACCATCTTGCAACACGCCGCCGGGTCGGATCACCCGGTACAACTTGAAGGAGTATTTCCATGTTCAAACGCACCATGAAATTCGCTGCCGACCTGCTGGCCGCTTCCGTCGTTCTCGCTGCTTGCGGTGGCGCGCAGGCCCAGGCACTCGCAAACTCCAGCGTCGTCACCGGTCCTGGCTCCACCATGGACATCAGCACCGCCCGCTATATCGATGTCACGCCCGGCGCGCAGACCATCACCGATGCGCGCGGCGTCGTTCACGCAGTAAAACTGGTCAACCCATCGGCTATCACTGGCTCGGAAGCTTTCAAGGGCTATGCGTGGTACGCGCAAAACAAAGCTATCAACCTCAAAGGCTCCATAAAGGTAGACTGCCAAAATTCGGCAAGCATGATCGACTGGGTGATTGGCGCAGCGGAAGTGATCCCGGACGGCTGCGAACGTCAAAGCCAGGTGCAGGCGGTATCGCGTCGTTGAGCCGGCGCTTTACATGGGAAGCCCGCTGTTACGCGGGCTTTTTTTACGCTACACCTTTTACCTTCTCCACTGTTCGAAGGCCACCAAGACCAAGCATGCCCAGCAGGATAGTGCTCATTTCGGTGAAGTCGAATTCTGGCAGCGTGATCGAGTGGCCAGCCATCGCCATCAGAACCACAGCAGAAGGCCCGACAACGAACTTGAAAGCGAATGCAGCGCCGCAGATCCAGCCTATTGCTGGCCTCCATCCCGCTACAAAGAGAGATGTGCTGGCAGCCTCAACCTTATTCACTTCCATCTGACCAGTTGCTAGTTTCAGGTCAGCATCGAGTTGTGCGAGCTCGCCGTTTTGCGCCATCTGCATCAGCTTCAGCTTAGCATCGTTGGCAGCAGCAGGATCTGGGAAAAACTTGTCAAGAATGTTTCCCAGTAATGGGATAAGGGTCGGCCACATCAGAATTCTCCTTCGCGCATAACTTTAGCAAGGCGCTGCGCACGCTGCCCAACTTGTACAGCCCATTTGCTGTTCAGTAGCTCAGCAGCAGCGGCATCAAAGCGGCCGGCTTGTGCATAGCTTAGGAAGTTCTTGAATCCGAGTAGGCGCGGAGCACCGAGATTGAAGCAAAGATTCGCCATGACGTTCTGCCGCGCATCGTTCAATGTCTTCCACCATGGGGCCACACGGTCAAGCTCGCTTGCGGCAAGGGCAATGTCATTCTCAAGCATCAGCGTGATTTCGTCTTCGCTGAACGGTCGGTCTGTCAGGTTACGACCCACGCCACCTGTTACCTTACCAACGGTATCGGTATAGATTCGCGAGCGCTTGCCTTCATCTATGACTAGCTGCGCCTTGAGTTTTTCGAAGTCCATTTCATTCTTCCTCTAGCAGGTCAACGCCCATATCATGCGCCTTTTCTCGAAGCAAGCGCCCACGGATCTTTTCGTTTTCACTCTTGATCCAGTTAAGGCGCGCTAACACGAGAACGCCTATCAGACCGGCGAATACCGCCAAGGTCGAACCTAACCCAGTTATCCACTGTTGGAGTGCTGCTAACCCTGCCGCTGTGCTATATGCAGAAACAGCAGCAGTAGTTTTCGGGCTTTCTAGTACGCGCTCAACGGCGCTTTGAAATTCGCTTTGCCAGTTCATCATTTCGTTTTTTCCTTCGCGAAGTAAGAACGTCGACTAACAGCGCCGCGAACCAAATCACGCCAGTGAGAATAGTTAAACACATCGCCTCTGCCCATGAGTAATCTAATGGCAAACACATAATTAAGCCCCGCAATCATCAAGTTATAGATGGTTGGCGGGTACTCGGCCATATACAGCGCAAAACCTAGCGCATTTGTGACGATAGAGGCGATGCATAGGGCTTCCATGTCACGGCATAACTTACCGCTAAGGTAGAAAGAGCAAAAGTAATACATCGCCCAATCTACAGTTGCTGCGCTCCCGAAGTAGGCCATGTCCCAATATTCACCAGCCGGGCGTGCGCTGATAACTGATGCAAAGGCATAGCCCGTACTCAGCGAGAGACACCATAGCGACAATCGGTCGCGCAGCGTGTTCATTTCTTCGGCTTAGTGGCCGGTTTCTTTGGCTTCGGAGGTGGTTTAGTTGGGCCATCGCCGCCGGTTGCTTGGTTGATATACATGATGATTCCTTTTAAGTTAAATTGATGCAAGTTTACACGAATTATTTTACATACTGTGCTGCTTGTTGATTGTGGAGTGATTCTGCATATGCATCTGCCTGATCCGGTGTTTTGAATATACCTAAATGTCGTCCAGTTTTTCGATATTGCTCAATAGCTTCCCTATCAGACATTATTCGACCATCGTCACTAACTGTCGGAATTAGAACCTCACCACGATCAGTACCTATGGACATTGAACGAACAGTGCTAATCGACCCATCTTTGTTTTTAACTGTTGGACGATTGTTAAGATTGATATTTCCTTCTTCGATCAGACCATTATTTTTAATAATATCTTGTTGCGGCAATCTGCCAATCTGATAAACACCGTTGATAGCGCCAGGGTTAATCACTGATGGGATGGATCGGCCTAAAGCGCTCCCTGCTCGTGCTGCTTGTCCAGTCGCGTATGCAGCTTCACCCATCAGGCGTGGCGATTGAACTGCCAAAGTTCCTAGCGCTCCAACTGGACCGCCAGCCATATATCCGCCTACTCCAAGTCCGCCAGCTACAGCGCCACCAAGCCCACGGGGAGTTATCGAAGATAGCGCCTGACCAGCCAGCGCCGGCATGATCTGATTGCCGCCTTGCTGCTCAAGTTGCTTAGCCATATCAAGGCGGTTGCCGTAATTCGTGTTGACGTTATTACGGGTAAGAGACTGAAGTTTCCGCATTGCCGTGTCTACCGATGCATTGCGACCCAGCGATAAAGCCCGCTCAATTTCTCGGATCTGTTCGCTAGCTTCGGTGTAGCCCTTCATCGTGTCGGCATAAGTCGGTGCCTGCTTGACGATTTCCTGCTTCACAGCGTTATAGATGCTGGACCCAACACGGCCGGCTGTCTTTTCCTCGAAAGGAATCGAATCCACAATGCCGCCGATCTTCTGTTTCAGGGCGTCGAGGCCTTCAGGAGTATGATATTCAACCGGATCTAGCGACTTCCATTCATCCACAGCTTGTGCGATAGCTTGCTGAGTCTGAGCGGCTTTTGTGTTCTTGACCTGGCCTTTGAATGTCGCCGTCTTGAATGCATCGTCAACCGCTTTGTCTATGCCGGTGAAGTCAAGAATGCTTTTATCATTCGATACCTGAGCCATCCCTTGACGGTAAGCTTCGGATTTGGCACGGCCGATTTCCTCAAGATTGGCTTTTGCCGAATCAAGAACATCAGTAATCGGCACATTGCCACGCAAATTATCCTTGAACATCTGCGCAGATGCGCCGCCTTCCTGCCCTGATCGGAATGCCTGCTTGATAGTTTCTGCGCCCGTATGAGTCCCAAGGCCACCAATAAGAGCCGCAGCGCCATTACCAATGACAGGGGCT